AATGTCGGATAGTTTCAAGTTAAGGTCTTTTGCAAGATGTAGGATATTTAAAAGATCGTGATCAGTTCTGATTTTTTTTTAGCCAGTCTTCAACTGGCACAACAGACAATATGTCTTGAGCCACTCTGGCCACTACTTCAGGATCAACCGACCTCATTAAAGTTTGTTTATCTTCTAAAGAATAAAGTTTTTTACCTTCTTTGTCTTCGGCTTTAAGAATAAGAACGTCAGCAAATAAAGTAACGTCATCAGGTTTGGTATTTCTAGTTAAGATTCTTCTATCGGCTAAAGTTAAAGGTTTAGCATAGACAGTAATCCCCCATTCAGGAACATCAATAATCTTCCTGTCTATTGCTTTAAAATGTTCTTTGGCTTTTTCAAGAATATCACTCATAAAAGAGTCAATACTTAAATTCAGCTAAATAGTCAAATTAATTAAACTGTTCCCCTAGTTAACGCACCAGTTAAAGTAGCTGAAAATGTTGCTTCTATCATACCATCAGTTGGTGTTGAAACAGAATTAGCAGTAATTAACCACGTACCGCCAAAATAATAATCTCCTGAATCTGCACCCTCTGGATATAAATAAAGAGTCACTTGTTCGCCCTCCGCTATTGCTATCTGTCCGTTAGTGTCTGTTTCGTCCCAGAAACACTCGACAGATGCAGTTGCACCTTTTTTGCCAACTTGGAAAGTTTTAGAAGTATCAGTAAGTGTAGTATCTTCTAATAATTCTGCTGTTGTGTCTAAAGTAAAACTTCTCACTTCTGCAATAATATTAGAACCAACTTTTACTAAACCTGAACTTCCTGTATGTGTTGCCATTATTTATTTTCCTCTTTTTTTATTTTCTGTTTAGCTTTATTACTAAACGTACTTAAAGGTTTTGTAACAGTAACACCAACCTTTGTGTACCCCATTTTCAAATAATAGTCTTCCTTATCTGCAAATGTTTCAATCACACTATCTCCGTTAGGTGTTTTTAATTTTATTCTATTGGTTGCCATAATTAAACTCCTGTTTGTACTGCGTTTTCGATAGTATTGTATGAAATTAAATAGGTCAACCTCATCAACCCTGTCTTTTGACTAGCAGTATCAAAATCCACTTCTGTTGAAACTAATTTTGTATCTTTTGCATTACCACCACGACTAATATCAGTAACCATTGCTTCTTCTACTTCTTCTGCAATCGTATCTAACGTATCATCTATGTTAGCTGTTCCTCGACAATGTGCTTCGATAATTAAATTTAATGCTCTGAATTGAGTTCTAGTATTTTGTCCTATCGTATAATCTTCAACTGTTTCATCTAACGTATAAACAATTAAAGCTGGAAGATTCCCAGTTTGTAAAGGAAAGTATCTTGTTTCATAAACATTTGAACCAGTAGTAGATAAACTTGTAACTGTTGTAACAACGTGTTCTCTAATTGCTTTTCTAATATGGGCCATCTTATCCTGATAATGTAAATCTTGTTATTCCTGTTCCGTCAGGCAATATCTCTTTAATGTAATAAGTAACAGTATCAATAACAAAAGTATCATCGAAAGTAGCATCAGAAACATCACTTGATTTACAAGTAAAAACTGGCACTTCTTCTATAAGTCCAGCTTCGCCTACACTTTGCTCTATTGATTCTTTATCGAAAATTCCTTTAACTGTTGAACTTGAACTAGCACTAACATCAGTAAAAGTTGCTGATTTAGCGAAATCGTCTGTATCAAAAAATATTGCTCGTTCTGTATCTGTTTCTATTGCCATATTACTTGTTTTTTTTTAAACATTTTGTTAATACTTTAACTAGGAATGGATTGGCCATGAATATCTTTTCGTAACCATTACCTACTGCTTTAGCAATAGGTTCTTCTCCTTTAGTATTCACATCAATATCTTCCATATTCATTATTATATGAAACATCTCGTGCATTAAAGTATTAAATAAACTTAAATCTTTCAACCTCTTATCTAAATGAAGTGTATGTAAATTAGGATCGTATAATCCTAAACAATCTTGAAGTATGACATAATGAACTTTAATCTTTCTTTTACCATACTTGATAAAAGATAATTTCATTACATTAGAATATTGCTAATAGTATAATAATAATAACAACAGCAATCCCAATAGATGCTTTAGGGTGTGCCTTTGCTAATTTATACCAATTTCTTAAACTGGTAATCATAAGACTCCTCTATTTCTTTTTTCTCGAAAAAAAACTTTTCTTTTTAACAGTTTCTTTGTGTTCAGGTTTTTTAGTCGATTCAGCACTTGCAATAGCTTTACCCATACCGATTAATAGTTCTCCATCGTTTTGAGTAGCTTCTATTACATCTCCAGCTTTTGCTAATTGACCTTTGACAAAAGTTTGTTTTAGTATTTTTATTTTCATAATAATTCCTTGTATCTAAAAGAAAAGGCGTGGTCAATGCCACGCCTAATCTTGTAAATGCGTTAATTACGCATTATTATCTTGAATTGCCGCAAAACTTTCTGCGTGTCTAACAGCAACGTCCACGTCATATAGACCTATAATTCTAGTGCCGCCTTTAGTAGCATTAGTATAGGGGTCTACATTGATGTCGAGATTCCCCCATTCTCCAACAATCAGGTCATTAAAATTCCCAAATGTTAAAGCAGAGCAATCCCCACTTGATGACCCTTTTGTAAGAGTATCAGGCGAGTTTGTTGTTGAAAAGACATTGTAACCAAGTAGCTTGTTTTGATCGTTCATGATCATGACAGAGTCAGAAGAACCGACTTTAGCCGTAGCCATTAAACGAGAAACTGCAAGAGGAGAAGTAACCCAAGCCAACGCACCTATATCTGCGTTGTCAGTAGCAACTTCTTTCCAAGTTTCAACAGCTTTTGCCCACGTAAAAGCACCACCATTCGTTCCGATAGCAACAGAACCAATACCTGAAGTATTTAAAATACCAGTTGGTTTGTTACTAGACCCAGAACCTTGAATAGCTTGCTTATCAACTTCATTAGAAAGTGTTTTTATAATATCATTTCTAACAATAGTTTCGATTGCGGGAGTAGATTGATGCATTAAGTGTCTTGATATGTCAGTAAATGTTCCTAACGTTTTAGGAGCCATTGTAACTTGACGATATGTCGGGTTGACTTCTGTTACTGCTGAATTTTCTCCAACCCATGATGCAGAATTAACCGCATTTTGTGCTGGGATAGCAATATCGCCAACTAGACCACTTAAAAATAAAGCACCAGCTTGTTTAACAACCATTCTTGCTCTTAATGCTTCAATAAATGAACCACTTAAAAGGTTAGTTGCTACCAAGTTTCCACCATCGCCAGCAGACCCCTGAATAAGATCCCTAGTCCAACGAATGTCTGTTGGAACATAGATACCTTTCGGAGTTTTGCCAGTTTTACGAGAGATTTCATCAGACGCTTCTCTTTCAAGTTCGGCACCAGACCAATTTCCAGTTGTCATTGCTCTAATAGCTTTGACAAGAGAATAATCTCGTGATTCCTTGTTAGAAAGTCCAATGTTGTCTTTCTTGTCCAAAGGTTTCGCTTCCCCTAGTTTGTTTAAAACAATTCCTCTAAATTGAGCAAGAGAAACATTATCGTTAACTGCTTTATCTGCAAGGTCTTTACAATTATGTGCTGACCCTAAAGATTGTATTTCTTTAACTCTAGCTGTTTCTTCTTTTCTCGCTTTAGCGATTTGTTCTTCAACATTAACTTTGGGAGTTTCCACTTTTGGATTTTCTTTAGCTTTTTCCATTGTGTTTTTTCCAGTTATGATCTCAATAGTTTCTTTACGACTATCTTGATCGGTTGAACTATCATATCTACTACGTCCTACGCCAACAGTTGTGTCTGCTGGTACGGAAACAATAGACGCTTCCAATGGTTTCCAATTAACACGATAAGTTGGACTGTCCTCGTCCTCATCATCGCTTTTAATCTTATCCATCTTCATTATTTCGTAGCCAACACTCACATTACTGCGAATACCATCTACGACATCACGAAAAACCTCATCAGCTAGTTTTGATTTACCAAATCTCACGACTGCACGACCTACCTTGTCGGCATCGCTGATTTTAGCTTCTTCTATGACTCCTATTTGCTTTTCTAAATCGTGGTTGAGCAATAATGGTGCTGTCCCACTAGCAATAAATGAAAAATCCACATCTTGCGGATTATGACTTAAAATTTCTGTTCCAAAACTTCTATCGTATGGTTCTTCAGAAGAAAACGCTAGATTAACAGTTCTGTTATCTTCGCTAATCTCCTTTTTATTAAAACCAAATACACGATATAGTTTTTCTTTATCTGATTTTTGTGTAACTACTTTTTTCTGAATTTGCTTTTCAATTTCCATATTCTTTTCGACTTCTTGTTTGTTAATTTTTTGTTGTCCTTCTTTAAGAGATGATAATACATTATTTTCTGTACTAAATTCTTTGCTGTTCCCTTCTTTGTTAAAGCCATTGTCTTTTTCGTTTTGTTTTATTGTCATATAATTTATATCTATTATTTTTCTTCTTCTTCTTCAACCTCATTTGGTTGATTTTGTTGCATTTGTTTTTGTCCAAATGGTTCAAAAGCTAATTGTATTCCAAATTTATCAGCAAGTTCTTTATCAGATTGTATCTGACTAAATACATCTTCAACATCACGACCATAACTCGCTTGAACGTCCTGGTGTGATAAAAAGCCATTTTCTACACCTACTTTTAATGCTTCAACTTCTTTTTTAGGATCAATCCATTGCCAACCTCTCGCTCTCCAAATAGGTTGATTAAATTTAGGAAATTTAGAAGCTGGAAGATCACTTAATAACTTGGTTAATAAAACCATTTCTAACCATTTTGAATAAACAACATCGTGAAAGTTTCTAGTAATCTTATATTGTTCACATTGCCAATAATTTCTTTCTTCTAATGCACCTTGTCGAATACTTGAATAATTAACGCTCTCTAAATCGTTTGCAAGTGTATTATAACTAACATTCAAACTACTTGCGATGGATCGTATAATGGATTTAGTAAAATCCTTAAACGCTGTCGTTGGGTGTTGTGGATCAAATGTTTGAAAATCAGTTCCAGTTGGTAATTGTTCAAATGTTCCAGGTTCAGCAGACATAACTGGATTATTAGTATTTGTTTTATCTTCTCCAGTATAACTATCAGCATCAGCAGATTTAAAAAATCCCATTTTACTTGCACCTACTCTTGCCGCAACTAATTCAGCTTCCATATAACCATCTAACATTTTTAAATCTTTTAAACATGATGATAAAGGTGGAATACCTCTTGTTTGATGTGGTCTTTCTTGATGATAAAAATGAATAATCTGATTAGCTGGTACAATATTATATTTTGTACCTATATAAGAAGCTGAACTTAAATTCAGATCATCGTTTGGGTGTCTTTTTAATAAATGATAATTAATTGGCTTACCAAACTTATTAATTTCAATTCCCATTCTAACTTCATTCTTATTTTCTAAAACTATATTGAGTTCTGTATCTAAAAAATCAGCTTCAATAAACTCGATAGCAAACTTATAAGGATTATCAAAATTCTTAATGAGTCTTACTAATACTTCGCCATCTCTTGCAAATGTTTCAGCAAATAATCGTTGGCAATCTACCCAACTCATTTTACCATCGGCAGAACAATTATAACCCCATTCTTTCCAACGTCTTTCAATCATATTATTAGCAAATGAATCTAATGCACCATTTGGATCACGACTTCTAACTTGTAAATGAACTCCTTTAGGCCCAATAACATTATCTGTATAAACATTGATAAATCTTCTGGCGTAAGCATTATTTCTTGCTAAATCTCTTGACCGATTTCTTAAAACTCTTAAACTTTGTTTAATTTCAGTATCAGCAGATTTAGATGTTTGAATAAAGTTGCTTAATAATCTATGTGTTCCAGCACCAGAATAAAAAGACCTTTTATTCGTTTTTCTTCTGAAAAAATTTCTAATTCGTTCAAGATATGTCATTAAATTGTACCTTTACTACTCGACCTGAACCCTCATTGTTTCCAGTTCTAAATTCGGCAACCTCTTTTTTATATTCTGCTCTATAATAATCTCTCCATCTTAATAATTCATCAACTGTTAATTTATTAAGTGAACGTCCAGCTATTGAATAACTTGAAACATCTGCATCTGCTCTATTTTCTAATATGCTCTCAATTTTATCGAGCATAACTTTAGCGTGGCTTCTAGTATCGCCAGTAGTTGCAAAATAGTTATCTTTGACAGTTATTTTTCCTGAATCTATAACTAATTTTTCACTATCACTATCTTGAATAACTTTTAAAACCCAAAAATAATCTCCAGCAGTATAATTAGCTGTCGCTGAATCATCTAATGTAAATGTGTATTCTGTTCCTGACTCTGTAACTGTTGCTGAAAATCTTACTGATCCATCAGTTTCTCTTGATGCTTCCCAAACCATTGAATAACTTGACGGATCATAGTCAGCACCTATATCGGTTCTTTTCCAGACAACTGTTTCGCCTTTATAAAAACTTATCGGTTCTTTTTCTGGTATTGTTGTAAAAATATTAGCCATTAATTTTAATCATTCCACGATTTCGCAAAATTACTAT